CTTTGATTCCTAATCTGTTGACCAAAGTTTATGTGCATATTGGTACATTTCTTTATCAAGTGAGCCATAGAAATATGGAAAGGGTGTATCTTTATAATTTAAATTCATTGTATCTCTAGTGTATCTAATACTTTTGATTGTTTGTATTTTCTGTTTTTCATATTTGTCCAGACTAAACTTTCTGGAACGTGATAGAGTTGGTCACAGTCTTTACAATAGGGTATGTCATCAAATCTTTCTTCTTTGTGTGCATTTCGTAATTCTTGATACTTCTCACCATTATATACTTCTTCTATTGTCTGGTCATCTAAATGTCCTAATGTTGCAGATGCATCATTACCTAACACCATACAACACGCAACTACAGCACCTTGATGTTTACCTAACCCACCAGCTCTCACTTGTAACATAGGTTGAAATGGTCGTCCACAACCACGTCTGTCTTCTTTACTTCTTTTATACTCACCTTCGTATGTACCACTCCAGTTATGCATTAACCATATCTCTGCGTCTATACCAGTGTAATCAATCCAGTTCTTTCGTAACTGTTCTACTTCGTAATCTTTCTTTTTTGGGTCTAATATAAGATGCTGTGATTGCACTCTAGTATTAGAACCTTTAGTTTGTCTTACTAAATTCTTTACATTCTCACGCACATATTTAAATGCGTTCTTACTCATCATCTTTTCATATGTTTGTTCATCATAACCAACAACAGATATTTTAAATATATCAATCCCACTATCTATTATCTTGTCAATAAGATAGTCATCTAAATTATAGCCATTACTCAATGATGTGCATTGAATACCCTTCTTCTTAATATACTTTATACAAGATATAAAATACTTATTCAAAGTAGGCTCACCACCACCATGAAGACTTATTGATTCAACTCCATGTTCAACTGCATCATCTACAATCTTCATAAAGTTCAACCAACTCAGAGCTTTCTTAAACTCTGGTTCTCTTCCTTTTTCAGAACCTTGTGGGCACATACTACAAGAATAGTTGCACCCACCGAATAGTTCCATATCAAGTTGACGAAGTTTCACCAGCTCTCCTAAATGGAGTTTTCCTTCTAGGTTTAAAACCTTTAGGCCACTCTGGAACTCTAGATGCAAGTTTCTTACATCTCTCTGATAACTCTTGATTCTTAACTTGCAAATCAGCACACTCTCTTTCGAGTTGTTTGATTCGTTCTTTCTGCTTTGAACATTTATATTCAAAAAAGTTTTCACTTCTATTATTCTTCATATTTTCCTCACGAATAAAATTGGTTAATAAAATCATTAAGTATTATAGTACACTTCTTCTTATCGTATGTCAAGAATTTTTTGTAATCTTTTATAAGTTTTTTTACTTTAGGCCATATTACATCATTCTTTAATTCTTTGTTCCATTTTTTTGTAAAGTTACTTATATCATCTAATATAACTAGTGTTTCTATGGATACTCTTTTACCCAAATACTCTTTGAGTAACAATGGGTGTTGTCCATCTTTTATACCAAGTATATTTGATTCACCTATTTGTTCTAACTCTTGTTTAAAATTATAACTCATACTCTGTGTTCTTTTTTTCCATTCAACATAATTGTCATCATTAAAATCACCTAGCCACCCTTTTGTATTATGTACAAAATTAGAAACTAGGTAATCTAGTATAACTTCTTTTCTTTTATATTTTCTTGAAATTTTAACAAAGAATATTCTGTCTGTTCTCTTCCAGAACGAATCTTTTGTTGCAGACGATTTACCACCATATTTAATAAAGTCATAATCACCCTTTCCAAAGTGTGCTTTCAACGCACAGTACATAATATAAACATCAACAGGTTGCATTAGTCCATGTATTTTCCGTCTTTGATTAAATGACCTAATCGGTGAGTAATTACTTTAACAAATAGTAAAAATAAATTGTTGTGTTTGTATGACCCAGCTTTAACTTTTAATTCATATCTCATATCGGTAAACTCGCAACTTTAGGTAGGAAGTTTAAATCTCTTGCGTTTGCTTCAATCTTCTCTTTTAGACCTTTTGTTATTAGACTTGATACCTTTTCTGGTTCTATTTGATTATCTTTGCAATATAATAATATTGCGTCCATGTGTGTTATTTCTTTTTCTTTTGCGATTCGTTCTATTTCTAGTGAGAACACTTTGGGTGTTCCTAAATCTATTTTAGGTGTTGGTAAATTCATTATATCTCCATTATATGTGTGGGGATTTTTAGGCCCCCACAATATTAACTCATACTTTATAGTTCAGCACAAGCATAACAATTGATTTCTAAACCAACTGCTACTTCTGTTATTGTAGGTGTCTTCCACATACTCTTTCTCCTTAAAGGTTAAAGTTGGTGAGTATTCTGTTACTAGGAACTCACCCAAAACCCTATCCGATTATGCAGCTAGTGCATAACCTTGAGATGCAAAATTATCGTTTGCATTTACTTTTTTGACTTATAAGGCTGTCAACCCATAACTCTCCATTTTACTCCAGCACCAGTCGAACCTATTTCGCCCCCTAATTCGGAACTATCTAGATTGGTGGAGGCGTGGGGTATCGCACCCCAGTCCTGTCTACTCTTGTTCCATTTCAACAAGTTATATATTATATATACCATACTTGTATTAGTTTTGTCAATAGTAAATATAGGATTAATCATCTTCCCAATCGTCTTCATCTTCTTCTTCGTATGTTATTTCTGGGGGTGTGTAGTAAAGTGGTCTTATATGTTTATCGTAAATTTTAAGAGGTGTGCCTGGACTAATAGTGTTCCAGACTGTCATGGTTATCACATATGTAAACCAAAATACAAACGGAAAGCATAACAGTCTAATCCACCACATATTAGAATTTAAATGATTGGTCTATGAACATTGTACCAGCTTCCATACCAGAACCAGTTCTTTTTCTTTCGTATGCAAATTTGAATTTTCCAAAATGCATTGTTTGTTTACCGACATACAGTCTTAGTTTTGCACCGTCATGTTCGTTATCCATATCGTGATATAATCTGTAACCAGCTGAATCTATGATATCTCCAGATGATAAGTTAAATGTTAATAGTAGTGTGAAAATTGTTAAGATATATTTCATAATTTATTCCTATAATATAATGGTGGAGCCGAGGAGAATCGAACTCCTGACCTCCTGCTTGCAAAGCAGGCGTTCTCCCTACTGAACTACGGCCCCACATGGTGCCCCTTACTGGAATTGAACCAATAATTGATGATTACAAATCAACTGTTATACCATTTAACTAAAGGGGCATTAATTAACCAGCAACCCCACTTGCACTTCGTGAGTTTTGATGGTATACGTTTTGGTCATCTACTTTATAATCATCATTCCAGTCAAATGCTTCCTTGACGACATTAGTAGATAAACCTTTATACATTTGGTGAACCTTTTTATCTTTAGCTGCAATTAACAACTTTGCTTCACTTTCGTGTAATCCCTCTAACATTTGAATAAACATTTGTTCTTTCTTGTGTTGAGGTGTTCCTTTATCTGCACCTTTAATAAAGTGCCACAGTTTTTTACATTCCATTGCAAGAACAGTATGTTCTGTTCCAGCAGGTGCGTCATTTACTCTAAATGGAACTTCACCCTCTGGTATTGACCACTCTATCTTTGGGTCAAATGAGGATTTGAGTACCATACGCAAACCTTCTGTATTGTTTTGTTTCAGTATTAATACTTTCTGTTCTTTGGTCTTTGCCTTATGAACCTTGTCAAGTATCTCTGAGTATAATAGTGTTGAACCAGCCATTAGAAATCTCCTATTGAATCTGTTAGTTCTTTTAATTTGTTTTCTATGAAGTAAGTTAATATCTTACTTCTATCTCCTGATGGAGCTTCATTGAATGTATCTAGGATTGACTTTTGTAAGTCGTCTGGTGTATTATCTAAATTAATCAACTTATGATTTCTTTGATAATTTCTTTTCACTTCTTCACTCATTCCAGTTTCACTATTTAACCATGCTTCAATTTTCTTTTTACTTAATGGTCTTTGTCGTAGACCTTCTACAAATGTATGGTCTGGCGATAAGACATTAGGTACTCCATCAGATGAATCACCTTTTAATATATGTTCTTTTATATAGGTATCTGGATTATGTCCATTTACATACTTCTTTAATATAGGACTATACTGTTTTACATTCTTGTATTTTTGTAATTGTATAAAGTCTTTATCACCAGATATAATCATAACCTTTTGGTCTTGATACTCTTTACATAATGTACCTATAATATCATCAGCCTCTGCACCATATACTTCTATATATTTGTATGGTAGTATTTCTTTAAACTCTGATTTGATAGCATTAAGTAATCCAAATATCTTATCCCAATCTTTGGTATCATTCTCTCTACCTTTCTTACGATTCTGTTTATATTGTGGAAAGATTTCTCTTCTCCAATAATGTCTAGAGTCATAAGTTAGTACAACTTCTCCGTATTCTTCTTTAAACATAGTTCGATACATACGAATAGAATTAAGTATCATATGTCTTACCATATCTTCTTCAAGTTCTTCTGACTTAGTCATGTGAAAATTCATCATCACACTAGCTAAAGTTATTTGGTTCATATCAATTATTATCATTTACTTTCCAATACGCATTAAAACTCATTGACCTTCTTTCACCCTCACAATAAAATGGATATACTGTATGTTTCAACCAATTAGGAAATACTAACATTTGTCCTACTGCTGGTTTAAACATCAGTGTATCACTTTTAAAATCTTGTTTCTCACCATGTGAGAACTCTATCAATCCACTGGCTGGGTAATGGTCTTTGGTTTCTTCATTAAAATGGTTTTCCATATCATCTGGTAGTTTTAAATATATCACACCAGAGAAGTGTCCACTATGTGTGTGTATTGGATTGTATTCGTGTTTATATTGTGATACTATCCAACTCTGTGATAACATAATATTTTCTTCAGATGGACTTTGATTACCACCATTTTTTACCCACTGGTATGCACGACCTGATGCAATCATTGCTCTTAGATATCGCACACAGGCCTGTCTTAATATTGATAAACAATATCCTTTATCATTGTCTGGAACAGGTATGGAAACTTCTTTGTGAACCTTACCAACTAAACTATCAGAGAAGTCAAACTTCTTTGATAGACCATCATCTTTTAAAACTTCATCACCAGTGTTGTTTATAATATCAATAAACTTCTGTGGTACTTCAGCTTCCATAATTGTAGGACTAAATTTCTCCCACCATTTTACATTATTATTCATCATCTAAAATACTCTTCATAATTTCTTCTCTTTGGTTATCTATCAATTCTCTTTGTTCTTTTATTTTTATCATCTGTGTTTCTAATTCTTTAGCAATATCTTTTATTTTTACTTCTCTTATATTAGTTTTAGGAAATGTTATTATATTATTCTTTGTCATCTTTTTTATCCAATAATTTGAGTAATTTATTACTGTCAAAGTTTGCATATCTATCATTATCTCTTATATCAAGACCCACAATTGCGTCTATAAATTTAGTCATAGGATTATCATAGCCCATATCACGCATCAATATTCCTCTAATTACTTCACCCATAAATCCACTTTCTTTTATAAACTCATCAGTTTCAATATCATATCCAGTTTCTTTCAAAGTAAAAATTAATTGGTGTAATAGAAGTTTATGCATTTCTGCAATCATTTTAAAGTCTTCTCTTATATCAAGTTCTTCACCTTGCAGTTGTTTATCTTCAACTTTACTACCCTTCCAAGGCCCTTTTATTACCATTCCTCGTTTGGAGCTATCGTCTTCCATATAATCCTCTTTTCTTCATACTCACCATAGAAATCATTAGGCCAATCTCCATGTTGAATGTAATGTTGCATTTGTCTAATATAACCTTGAGCTGCATAATACTTTACAGATGCACCTTTAACATTCTTTACCATGTTTCTACGTTCTGCTCTTGCAATCTCTTGTTGTGTCTTTATCCATTTCTTCACACTTTTATAGGATAAGTAATGGTCATCTGGTAAAGCAATAACAGACTTTGCAACATTTTTATATTGTGCAGGCCCTTTCTTTTCTCTTGCAAGACGCAATCGTTCTGCAGCTGCTTCTCGTTGTTCTGGTGTCATTTTTCTTTTTCTTACTGCCATATTCCACTCTCTACAAAATAACCAACTAATCCATTAGCCATAATTGCAACACCAACTGCATTTATTACAATCAATGCTCTATCATTCCACATTAATGATACAACCAACCAACCGATTAATCCTATCATATGTACAAATATATTTAATGGGTAAATATTATTTGCTGTAAGTATCATACCAAATAACAGTGTAACACTTGCAACCCACTTTATATACCAATCAGTAGTATGTAGTGGAGTTTTAGTAGTAGTCACTGTTTCGTGATTTCTTTCCAGTTTTTTCATCTTTATGTATTCTGAATCTTTCATTAATAACCTCTAGTTTCCTTTAACTTTTGTTTATTTTTCAAATACCTTCTACGACCAGCTGCTCTTGCAAGTCTTTTCTTTTCACCTCTGGTCTGAAATGCAACTCTTTCTCTTAACTCATTAAACACACCTTCGTTCTGTAACTTCTTCTTCAGTGTTCTTAATGCTTTTGCAACATCATTATTATGAACAACTACTTTCATAGCCTCCATAGGTTCTCTATCTCTAAAGTTTTTTCTGTATCCTTTTTTCATTATTCCTCTATTTCTCTATTATTTACAATATCGTTTAATATCATTAAACAGTAACTTTCAATGTGAACACCACTGTTAAGATAATCACTAATTTCTTGTATTTGTTCATCAGTTAAATCTTCTGTATCAGTTACATCAAATTGTGATTCAATTTCAGTCATCACCCAATCGTATGCATGAGCTTCCAATTGGTCACTTAGTTTATTCATTTTATTTATTTCAAATGCCATTAATAACTCCGTATTTTGATTTTAAATAATCAGATACATTTAAACTTTTTTTGTCTGCTCTTTTGGTTATGTAAGATTTTCTACCATTAGATAGTTTATTAAAATCTTTAACTACATCTTTAGAATATTTTAAATTAACATTCATTAATAAATCTCCTTCAATTCCCATTCATTATTATTATTTAAACACGCAGTTCCTCTCATCTGTTCTAGTTTCTTACCTACTTGTACAGATGTTACGAACTCCCTACAATCACCCACAGTATTTACAGGCATAGCATTGACTGCAACATTTTTCTTAGGGTGTTTCCAATTACTTGAAGTCATATCTGGATTGTTAGTCAACGACTGTGCTAGTAACATGGTTGCATACATTTCATCTATCTTATCGAATGTTGCTCCTACTTCGTGACCGACAAACATACCAGCAACTGCGGCTGCAGATATTAGTAATGGGTCACCACTACTATGCGTCATTACTACACCAAGAACAGTGCCTAGCCCTGCACCAATCGTTGACTTATCCATTTTATTATCATCTGCCCAAACTCCTCGCCCAGGCAGATAATAATCTTCAGAGGTACAGTTATTACCACAACCGTTATTGACTAGACCACTTGGGCCCATTCCACTTGTTGCATAACAACCCCCTAGAGAAAGAACGATTGCACTAGATAGAATCAGATTCTTCATTCGAACCATTTATCACCCCCTCTAGATTGTTCAATGATTGTGCTTCTTCTTCGTTCTTTGATTTGTCAACTTGATTTTCAAGTTCTTTCCAAGCTTCAGTAGACCTTAATCTTGAATAGACCATTCTGTCTTTTCTCATTCTATTCATCATAATCTTGATGGCTTCTTCGTTACTATATTCAAGTAATACATATGCTCTGTATTGTGTACCATCTTGCGTGATATTACTCTTATCAACTTTGTAACCAGCAACATCTACTTCTGCAATTATATTCTTAGATACTTTTTCAATCTCAGATAAGACACTTGTATCTAAGTCACTTGAACCAATCTTTGCAACAAATGTTTTTGTCATACTAGACAACTTACCATTTATTCTATCTGCAAGAACTGTCTTTGCGTTCATAATTGCAATGTCTACTGCAAGTTGCATATCTGGTGCTCTTGCAGTACCACTAGAATATATAGCTTCTTCATCTGTTGGCATATTCATATACCACTCTGGTATATTAGTAATTTGTTTACTTACTTGTTCTGTTTTGTAAGCAACCACTGGTTGTAATGAGATGTTGTCTTTGTTAGTTTGACACGCACCTAAACCGATTGCAAGTGCAATCATACTTGATATTGTTATTGATTTATTCAATTTCGCCTCCATTATTTAAGTTATCAATATCGACTTCGTCTTGTAATTTTTCTATTATTGCTTCTTTGATACCATAGTCATTAATTGCATCTGACATACTGTCTATCCAATCAAACTTGAATATCATAAAACCTACAATAACTCCAAATATAAATTTAAACATTATTCCTCACAAGTTTTTAGTTTAACACGTTGAGTACCCACCATAGGCATCTCAACATTCA